TATAGAAGTGTCCCAAGCTGAACCTGTCGAAAGAGAAAACCCAGCATCAGGAAATGTCATATATTTATTTGTCGCTCCTTCACTTAAAGCGTCTGTTGTTGTGCCATTAAAATATGTATAAAAATCTGAACCGAATGATGTTAGAGTGCCAGCCCAAGCTCCTGTGTTATCTAAAGTGATTGCCTCAGTAGCACAATTTATACCAACACCTTCAACTTCTGAACAATCAAAACCAATAGCATCATCAGTAAATTTAATTCCTGTATCTGCGGTGGCGTTAGTGTAGTCTGAAAAATCCCATATATGAGTCGTGGATGAGATTGTTTCTCCTATAAGGGCATTAAGTTCTGTTAAGGTCGTAAACGAATCTGATTTGCCATCCCAAGTAGTTGAAGCTACATCTGTAAGCATTTGATAACCACTATCTAAAGTTATGGCTATAGTGCCTGCTGTCGTTATCGGGTTACCTGAAATAACTAAGCCTGTCGGGACGCTCATGTCTACGGAAGTTACTGCGCCTGCACCTGCAGGGTCTGCACAAGCTACAAAAGTTTTACTACTATCATCCCAACAATAAGCAATGATAGGTTGAGCGTTAGGAACTGAAGGAGCACCAGCTACAAAGTTTTCACTTGCCGTGAACGTAGAACCATCCCAATAATAAGGGACAGCAGGCATTCCTCCCGGTACTGATGGTGCTGAAAATACAAAGTTAGTACTTATAACTATTCCTATAAGAACACAACACCAAAATCCTAATTTTTTAACTTGATTAACCATTCAAATTCTTCTAATTTAGCTCTCAACTCTGCTTGTTGCTGTTGCCAATGAGCAGGATTATCTGTTTCACGCCGTTCTGCTTCATCTAAATCAGCCTTAATCTTCTTTTTACGTTCGTGTATTTCAGCGTTATTGCGTATCTCAAGTCCTTCAACGCTTATTAATTCTTTTGCTCTATGAGTTAATTGAATTTCTTTTTGGTCTAGGTCTTGTTTTTGGTCTCCTAATTTAGAGAACTCATCATCTAACGCCTTTTTAACTAACTGTCTTATAACCTCATAATTGACTATGGTATTATCTATTACAAAATCTGCTGATTTCTTTAAGAGTTCGTTATAAATCTTCTCACTGATTATTTTACGTCTAAACATATTAATATACCTCCTCTAAAAAAGTTAATTTAACATCAAAAGCCTCATTTTTAGAGGCTGATGATATTTTAAATGTTATGTTACCAATCATGTATTGTGGAAAGTTAGAAAAACTGTTTGAAATATACTTACCTGTCCAACCAGCTTGAAAAGGAAACTCGTGATTATCTTTATCTATGATAGTCAATGTATAAACAGTCGTAGAGGTAGTTGGATTAACATATAATTCAATTAATCTACGTCCTTTAATACCTGTTACAGTCTGTGTTGCCTCACCACTGACAGTTGTCATAGTATATTTTTTACCTTCTGCTTGATACATATTAGATATAAGAAATTAAAGCCTTTGCGGTATGTGTTCCGTCCGTAACCTCAGTTACAGTTACTTTAAATGAAGTAATCACATCTTGTGATAAATCCATTGTGTAAGTCTTTGTAGTGTTAGAACCTAACGCAGAACTAGAGGCGACACGTGTTAATTGTTGAGCATTTGAATTAACAACATTATCAATCAACTTATTATAAGTTACGTAAGTACTGTCATCTATACTTACACTTACGGCGAAGGCAGAACTACCAGAAACATGGTCGGCTCTAGTAAAGAATAATGTAATACGTTTTGCTCCATTACAAGCTTGTGCCACTGAAGTGGTAGTAGCGACTACTGCGTTTAATGGAGTTACTAATTGTGGAGTTTCATACATACTATTTAAGGTTAGATTTAAGTAATTCTAAGGTCTCAGTATCTTTTTTAATTTTACGTTCTAAAAAGATAACATCTGCTTCATCTAAGGCTACATATTTTCCGTCAATCATTCTAAAAGCCTCTCCATTTACATAAACAGGTGGTAAATCTGCCTCATCTTCTATTGCTAATTTCTTCTGTTGAGCTACAATCTTCTCTTCTTTGGCAACCTCTTTAGCAATAATTTCTTCTTTAGTTGGTTTCTTTTCTTTCTTAATTAACCCTAAATCTATATACTTATTACCTTTTTTCTCAAAATTATGTTCGCCATCAGGCATTTTTATAATCATATTTTTTAGTTAGTTTCCTCCGTTGGTTCTTCAACAGGCTCTGGTGTAGGTGGAATAGGTGTTGGTGGAACTTTCCCTAATCTAATAGCTTCTTGTTGTTGTAAACAAGTATAACTAACTAAATCCCAACTTACGCCTACTCTTGGCTTAACTTTAACAAAAGAACATTCTTTATTTTCTTTAATTGTTGTTGTTTTAGTAAGATTATCAAGAAAATTATAAATCGTATTCTCTTGTATTCTCTTATAACCTAAATTACCTCCATACGCTGTTAAAGCAATTACAACAATAAGAACCGCCGCCCATTGTTTTTTTAATGAGTTAATTAAACCTTTAAATTTAGATGGATTGTCAATCTCATCTAGTTGTGGTGTCTCAACTTTTGGCATATTTTATATTTAAGAATAAGTCCCTATATCCATTCCCTTAATTGGGAATGGATATAGTATCTAGTCTTAAATTCCTGTTGGACAAGTTACTGATTTCCAAGTAGCCGCACCATTAAGCACAGACACCTCAGTACAACCAGCACCATCTAAATCTTCTAGAATAATTCTTGCACCTACTGCTGAACCGCCTGAACTAACAGTAACTGTTGAGGTAGCTGTATCATCTTCTACATGAAGCAAATTAGTTGGAGTAGAAGTACCTACTGCAACCCTATCATTCCCTGCATCACCATATAAAAGGTTAGCATCGCCGTTACCCTCAAATCTAAAGTCTACATCAGCAGAACTCTCATTGAAGATAAATGTACCACCGTTTAACGATACATTACCTGCTACTGCTAAGGTACTTGAAAAAGTAGCACCATTAGTCTGAGTCAATTCACCAGAAGCGTTCATTGTCATATATTCACCAGTAGATGAACCAATCCTTAATGGATATTCACCTGCATTGGTATCAATCGCAAATGTTGCTGAAGGAGTTGAAGTTCCAACACCTACACGACTAGCACTTACGTCAACAAACAAAATAGTATCATCTGTTGTAGTACCGACATTAAAGTCATTTGCTATGTCAACAAAATAAGCTGGTGTTGAAGTACCAAATCCTATTCTGTCGTTAGTACCATCTCCGAAGATAAGATATTGATGGTTATTACCCTCTACTCTAAAATCAACATCTTCACTAGCTTCATTAACAACTAATGAGCCATTAATAGTAGTGTTATCTACTGACAACGTACTAGATAAGGTAACTGCGGATGTTACGGCTAACGTACTAGATAATACAGTTGCTCCTGTAACAGTTAAAGTTCCTCCAGCACCTACATTTCCAGTTAAGGTTGAAGCACCATCTACTGTAAGTGTACTGGCTAAAGTCGCCGCACCAGTTTGGGTTAAAGTACCCGTAACTGTTAAAGCACCGCCAACGGTAACTGCTTTAGTTCCACCATTAACTAAAAATGCTTGTGCTGCACCTTCTTCAGCTACACGGAAATCTCCGTCAACCTCTAATTCAACAGTCGGAGCACTGGTAGCAATACCAATACGGTCATTACCAGCATCTATGAAGAACATATATGCTTCACCATTACTTTCAAAACGAGCATCTTTATCGGCTGAACTATCGTTGTATGTGAAAGTTCCACCATCTAAATCAATATTTCCTGAAGCAGTAACAGCGTCAAAAAGTGAAGCTCCTATTACTTCAAATTCTACAGCTGAAGTAGTGGCAACACCACCAACAACAACCCTAAGAGGGTCGCCGTCTGCACCATTTCTAGGAAATGCTAATAGATTGTTAGCATTAGATGACCAAACAGTAGAAAATGCACCTGAAGTTGGTATATCTGTCCATTCTCCTCCATCTTGTTTTACCTGAACATTATCATTATTAACACGAAGACCGCCTCCGCCTGAGGTAAGCATAACTGAGTCACCGTCAATTACCTCTACGCCATCAACGTAATAACCGTTCTCAGTGTCAACATAGTCAAAATTGGTAACACCGCCTAACATTGTGTCAGACTGTCCATTACCAAGATAAACTACTCCACCATCTTCAACAGTTATTTGATATGGGGTTTCCTCCCCTGCTGATACTGCAAAGCTAAAAGCAAATACAGTAAGAGCAACAGAAAGGAAAATACTTATTAATGTTTTCATACTTTTTTTCCTCTCTTTTTTCCTTTGGTTTCTACCTTTGGTTTTTCAACCTTAGGTTCTTCCTTAGGAACTTTAGTTTTTACGACATCTTCTTTTTTCTCCGGTCGGATAATTGTTTCTTCCTTTTCTTCATCTTTTTTCTCTAAAACCTCCGTATATTCAAGTTGTGGTTGCAATGCTTGCATTCTATCTGCAAGAACTCTATTAACTAACACAGACTCTTTTGGAGGTATTATAACTCTAGTTCTACCAATACCGATATTTACTTCCCTTCTAGTCGTATTATAGATTTTTACTTTCATAAAAGTATTGTTAGTTAATTAGCTTGTGTATGAAGCACCATCACCTTGTGAACCCCAAGCACCTCTCCAGTTCTTATTACCAGTTTGATAACGAGCATAGAAGTCGTAGACAAAGTTCTTGTTACGATTTTCTGTCCATGTGCTAGGAGTGTATGGCTCACGTTCTAAATGAAAGAAAGGTGAACGCATACTATCAATCAACTGCCATTGAGTATCAGAACCTTGCAATGCTTCAGAACCAACCCACTTAGTGCTCATAACAGTAATATTACCATCATAGATGTTCATGTCATTGTTAGCTGTTCCACTACGTAGTTTAGATTTATTAACAATCATTGCATTTTTTTCTAAGGCAGTCGGTACTAATAAAATAATATTACCTGAACCATAACTTTGCATTAAATCACGGTCATCTTTCTGATTGACTAAAGCCTGTCGTCCAGTTTCTTGGTTAGCTTCAGTATAGGTAATTCCAGTTGTAGAGGCATTTGATTGTGTAGTGTTTGAAGTAGTCGTTTTCTTAATAGGATGAATTGTACTGAATACTGGAACTCCATCAGCATAAAAAGATAAACTATTAGGCAATGAAGCCTGTGCAGTATAACCATATCCGAAAATTGAAAAATCATCTTCGTTTATAGTCTGCATGTAAGAAATCTTTAAATCCCTAATTTCGTCCATTGTATCAGCAATATCTTTATCTCTATCATTACGAGCCTCTAAAGTAACATCAACACTATCAGTTTTCTTAATTGGATTTAATTGAACCTGATAAGCAGGTACACGAGTGTCTTGTTCAAAGTTTGCTCCCTCTGCGGTTTCAACAGCTCGTTTAAATCCTGTTTTTGAGATAATAGTCTCACGTGCTTGGTCGGTAGTTCGCTTTTTGAACAAATTAGTTGAGGTATTTTGTTCAATACCTAATGTTTGTTCGTTAGCGATAGCGTAAGCCTCGTCAGCTTGGTTTTCTGCTTCCATTACTTTAGCTGAAAGACCTGCTATAAAACCACCACCCCAAGTACTTCTTGTTTCAATACTTGCCATATTTTAATTTTAGTAAATTAAGCTAACACACTGTCCATCTCAGACATAGCAATAGATACGATTAAACGTGTACTATCACTTGGGTCAACCCCGTGTGAGTAAAAGTTTGCTGGTGTAGCGATAGTACGAGTTGCGGTAGTCTCTAATAACTGACCGTAAGTTGTATTTTCACTATCAACATCAATTTTGACACCACGCTTATTAGAATTATTAATTGTGCCTAAAGTACCGCTTACTGTCGCAGAGTATTTAGTAGTTGTAGCCTTATCAAATAATCCCCAATAAGTTTTAGTCGTAGTGTTAGTTGAACCAGTCGCTTGTGCGTCAGCAGTGGTTGAAGCCGCTGTCCCAGCAGACACGGTTGTTACAGGATGTGGATTACCGTATTTATCAGTAATGCTATTAAGAATACCAAAAATAGGTTGTGCCGCTACTCCATAAGTAGCAACATCATCCGCTTGTGAGTAAGTCAAATAAACATCACCAATATTAGCTGTAATACTATCGTCTAGTAAAACTAACTCAATATCACGATTACCATTTCCCTGTGTTCCGGCTGAATTAAAAGCCATATTTTTGAGCCAACCCAAGAGGCTGTCGCCATACGCTTGGATTATTGGCTATTAAGTAAATTATAAACTGACTCTGGAACATTTCGCTTACCTGTTAAAACTTGTTCTTTAAATTGTTTAAATAGTTCTATATTACCGTCTAAATGGTCATTAATTATTTCCATTTCACGTTCAGAATAGTCAGATTTAGTTCCAGCAGGAGCACCTGTTCCAGCAGGTACATTAGCGTTCGTAGGTGTAGGTGTAGGCTTTTCTTTATCAATGTTTACATACTTATAAGCTCGGCTTAAATCTTCTAAGATACCGTCAACTGACGTACCGTGCTTAGGTGTGTATTCATCTTTAATAGCGTCAAACTCTAACTTATTTACCTCAGGATGGTCTTTTACAAACTTACGAATGGCTACCTTTTCATTACTCTTGCGTTCAGTCTTAGTCTTAGCTTCAAGACCTTTCTGAACACCATCTGTAACCATTTTATCAACATCCTTTTTCCATTCATCACCCTCAGGAGCTTCAACAGGTACTGTTGGTTCAACTGCAGGTGTCTCAACTTCTTCTTCTAAGGTAAAATCATCAGCTTTCTTAACTAATAGAGCAGTCTTATAATTATCATTGTCTCCAACGATTTTATCAACATCTACTCCCTCTTCTGCTAATTGCTTTTTTAAAGAGTCAACTTTTTCTCCCTTTATCTCTTCAGGAGTTTTAATTTCCTCTGGTTTTATTACAGGCTGGTCAGTGCCTTCAGGAGTTTGCTCTTCTGGTTTTACACCATCTTTGTCTTTAGTCATATTTTTAAAACCTTTTTGTTAAACGGTTAGGTTCGTCCGTCTTATAAATAAAAACTTCCGCCTGAATGACGGAAGTATCGCATTTAACCTAACCCGCTGAGACAAAGTTAGCTTAAATGCGAATATCCAACATTCAAACTGTCTCAACGTTATTTAATTGTTAATTAATCATTTTTTATCACTTTTTAAATGTAATAATAAAATTCCTTTAGAAAAATTAGAAGGTTTAACTTCAATTCTTTTTACTTTTCTTTTTTTCTTTTCTAAAATAAACATACTTATTTTTTAACAGGTTTCTTATCCTTCTTCTCCTTATATTCTTTCTCTGCTTGTACTGCCATTCTTAATAATTCAATCCTACGTCCATTTAACTCAACAATAGTCTGAAAATCTCTCTTTGCAGTAGCATTAGTTATATCTCTTAATATTTCTACATCTCTTACGTATATATAAGACTTAAAGCCTTCGTTCTCGTGAAGTTCTGCAAGAAAGTTCTTTTCTTCTACCTCATACTCACAGTCTTTATTAATGCCTAAACTATCTAACGTGTCTTGTTTAAGTTTACTTATCTCATCATACAATCTACCTTTACCTGCTATTATATTGCTATTTTCTTGTTTTAAATCTTTAACCACTTGTTCTTGGTTTAGAATTATTCTCTTCAACCTTTTAATTAGTTTTGTATTAAACATACTCAGCTTTTAATAAATTATTTTACCACTATTTATATCAAAAAATTCAACCCATTCATCACTTCCTTTTTCTTTGACCTCTAATATACCTTCACTTTCTTTTATTCCATAGCCTTCACCTGCTTTATATAAAATACCTTCTTTATCGTTCTCTGTTAAATTTAACTTACATCCAGTAATTGCTAAACTAATTACTAAGATTATTAAGATTTTGTACATACTCAGCTTTATTCTACACCACTTAATTGTGGTGGTAAGTTATTTTGTCCTTGTAATTGTTTTTGTCCCTGTAACTGCTGTACTCCCTGTAAAAGATTGGTAGTCTGATTACCTTGTGAAGCCTCTAAATACTTATTAGGATTATCATCATACGCTCTCATAAAGTCTTTAAAGAATATCTCTTGTGCTCCTTGGAATATCTCAGGGAACATAGCTTGTACTCCTGCTATCTTTTGTGTGTTATCTGCTATCGCTAAACTCTTAGAACGCTTAAATGAACTCTCCATTATTACTTTAAGATGATAGTCTACGTTTAAAAGGAAGTTAGGTGTTATGTTCATTCTCTCTAGGTTAATGCCTTGAAACTCTGCTATATCTTCAATAGCTTGTATCTCATCAGGTGTTTCAAACTCTTGTCTATTGTTCTTAACTACAATCTCTTGTATGCCTATCTCATTACCTACTACTACATCTTCTACTCTAAACTCTGCACCCGGAAGTAATTGAAACTGTATGATATTAGGTATTGCTAATTTGGCTTTTTGTAATACAAGGTTCTCCATCATCATATTAAACTGAGATAACATCTGTCTTGCATTTTCCTCAGCAATGACCTGTCCTCTTGCTGTAACATTAGGCTGTGCTTGTCCTTGAGCCACAGGGTCTACACTCGCTAAATCTATATTCTTGCCTATCTCATTGATAAAACTAAAGTAAGACTGGTCTGGACTCTTAAACTGTAATTCACGAAACTGAGTAATATCATCTACTTTAATCTTACGTCCCGGTAATAACATGTGGTCTTCCATTTCATTCTCTGCACTCGTAACATATGGAGGATTAATCGCTAACTTAACTTGTTCAATTCCCATATTATACAGAGCATCAATGGCATCTACATCACCTTGTAATTTGAACGCTAAAGACATACCAGCCCAAAACTCTCCACCTGTGAATGGAGCACTTATTGTCTTGGCGAAAGGATACTTTTTAGGCTTACCATTATTCCAAGGCATTGGTGTATCTTGTAGTACGACACCATTAGCAACAATAACCATTCTATCATTAAAACGGTCAAATACTCTTAAAACTTCTATCCTATCGTCCTTAATTCTTTCGTGCCACTTGTCTCTGTAGTATGTCTGTGATAACTCATCTCTTACTGCACTTCTCTGTAAGACGAACTTATGATTACCAAAGTTCTTAAACTCATATAAGAAGTGTTCTTTCTCGTATAAGGTACGCCAAGCTGTTAATGGTTGTCTTTGTACGTCACGTATATAAAAACTCCATACAAAGAAATCTTCAGGTGAGATAGTTTGTGAGAAGCCACGATTAGTCTTAAACTCTTCTTCATCAAACACTACTATTCCCGTATTAGGGTCATACTCAGTTATAATCTTACGTTTATGTGTTTGGTTATCAATTCCCTTGTATACGATAACAAGTCCATCACTCTCACAATCAAATGCCTCAAAGAAATATTCTGTATCGGCGGTATCATCTCGGTCAATACTATCCTCACTCCATTTATGAAGTCCTTGTATAACTTGTCCTCTCTCTTCGTCTACAATGTTATTCTCAATCGTTGCCGTAACCTTAATTTCAGGTCTTTTAGTAGCTACTCTTGCTAGAATAGCCATTAGTTTATTTAAAGGTGCAACTGTCTTAATATTTGAACGTCCATCTACACGAGGTCTAGCCCATAGATTAAACATCTTACGGTTATCCTCTAGGTATTTAAAATACGTCTTATCGTTAAACTGTCTATAAGACTTATTAGAATTATTCCACATAATCCTAAAGTTCTCATAAGCCCACTTACGAGTTTCTAAATCCTTTTCACTTGGTTGATATATATGTTGTATTTGTGTTTGTGTTTGTACTTCTGCCATTATTAATAGGCTCAGCGTTTAGTTTAGTTTTAACTGCTTCCCAGAGTGTGTATGCTAATTCTTCAGGTTCTATAATTTGTCCTATCGTTAGTTCTTTATTTACTCTTATATTCATTCCTACTCAGCGTATATTAAAATCCTTTTTATATCGTCTAAAAATAGAAATAGTTAAATTATCTTTACCTATCTCGCTAACTAACTGTTTTTTTAATTGTTTAGTTCTTTTTCCACTCATATTAATAACCTGCTTTATTACTTCCCATTGGGATGTAGGGTGCTTGTTTACTTTTATTTACTGGACTCACAGCCTCTTGATTAAAACTTAGTACATCTGGTCTATCTTTTAACTTACCTACTGGGAACTGTATTAATTGATTTTCTAACTCTCCACCTTTTAATGAAAATCTATGTTTAATAATACCATTTTTATACATTGGTTGTAATCCTCTAATACGTATCTCCTTATCGCTCTTAGTGTTAATCTCTTCTATTGTAAAGTATATCTCTCTACGTTGCATTTCTTTCTTCATAAAATGGGCTAGTGTAGATTGATAAGCATTAGACTCTATCCATATCTTAATATTAGCCATTGGATAAGTCTTTTTCAATCTACCATACATCTCAAATATTATGTCTATATTCTTTGAAGGGTCAATCATTCCAGAATTATCTTCTAATATATACCAATAAGGTTTTTCATTAACCTTTGCTACTGCCATAATACCTGTCTCGCAATTCTCTTTCTTAGATTTCTTACCAGTTGCAGGGTCTACCAATATATTAATAACCATCTTCACATCCTCTATCTCAAACTCTTCAAAGTATCTAAAATATTCTGGTTTAAATTCTTGTAATTCACTTATTAAAGGTTGTTGTTGATATAAAGATGACCATACCATTAATCCTACTGTATTCTTAGTCTTATTCAGTGATTTAATATCATATTTATCTTCCCATAATGGTTCGCCTATTTTCCTAAACTTCTCTTCTTGCATGGCTATTGCAGGAAAATCAATTATCTCCCAATTCTCTGCATATTCTCCACCTTCTTTTTCAGCCTCTAATAACCTACCTGCTAAATCATCATAATGCCAACGAGTAAGAATTAATATAATCGCCGCATCTTTCTCTAATCTAGTATAAAGTGTTGAGGTATAATAATCCCATGTCTTTTCTCTGTAAGTTTCACTATCAGCCTCTTCTTTATTTTTAATAGGGTCATCTATAATTAAAAGTTTAGCACCTTTACCTGTAATTGCTCCACCTAATCCTGTTGCAGTCATACTCCCGCCTTCTTTAAGTTCCCAAAATACTTTTGACTGGCTATCTTTCTTTAAACTTATACCAAACATTCTATTAAATAAATCAGACTGTACAACATCTCTTCCCTTACTACCAAATGTTGATGCTAAATCTCCCGAATAACTTACTGTAATAACTGGATGCTCTGGATTTCTTCCTAAATACCAAGTAGGGAATTTAATAGTAGTCAATTCACTCTTACCATGTCTGGGTGGCATAAACACCATTAATCTTTTTAGTTCACCTCTTTCAATCGCTTCTAACTTATCAGCTATTATTCTATGATGCCAATTAAATTTATAATTCTTTTGTGTCAAACAACAGTAAGCTCTAAAATTATTCTTCGCTCCCTGTTCTAGCATTTGCAATTTCTTTTGCGACACGTTTAATTTGTTCTGCATCATAATCTTTAATTGTAAATTCTGCTTTTATATCTATATTTTTACCTAACTCTTTATCAATTACTTTAAAAGCTAATTTTCTCTTTTCTTTCTCGTCTATATCATTATCTTTTTCTAAACTCTTATTACCTATATAAAATGACTGTTGTAATAAATGTTTTTTTGCATTCTCAATACCAAAACCTTTACGTCCTGGTTCACCTTTTTTCCATTCTTCATTTCCTTCTTGAAATACCATATGTATTAATACATTTTATTTAACTAATATTAGCCTTTTTTCTTCTTTTTTTTAGGTTTCTTTTTAGGATAACCAACATTTTTAGGCATCTATTTAATCTCCTCGTCAATAATATCTCCTGCGTAAGTATTCCAGAACATAGCCTCTTTGAGTTTTACCTGTACCATGCTTAACTCTGTTCTGGCAGTATTACCGATAGCATTACCAAGGTCTTTGTTAATTTCTAAACTAGCATTGATTAATTTCTCAATCTCTATTGATTTTTCTTTTGCTGGTGTCATAGTTTTATATTAATTAATTATTCAACATGCTTACCCTCTACACCTCGTGCTTCTCTGTCCTCTGTTCTTTTATTAAGCCACATAAGAGCTTCTTCCATTTTAATAATTGCTACTGAATTTTCTCTACAAGGAAAACGTGAGTTTAAATCTTTTAATCTCTCAATAGACACGCTTAACATTTCCTCAAGAGTTGTCCCATTTTCAAAAGAACCATCTTCATTTAATTTATAAAAAGTTATTTCTTGAAATTTTTGAGTACCTTCTTTGTCTTCTTTGCTAGAAAAATCCCGTTTAAATTGTAATAAAGCATATTTATTTTTTTCTTGTGTTGATACAGTCATAGTTTTATATTAATTTATAAATTCTCCATAACTTTTGTCAAAAGAAGAATAATCATTCTTTTCTTACTATCTTCACTTTTTTTAATTTCTTTATTTCCTAATAAAATAACAAAATCTTTCTTTGATTGATATTTGCCATCTTTAACCTCTTGACTAATATATTTAAAGATTAACTTTCCTTTTTCAGTTTCAAATTCTCCAAATTGAAATTCCGTTACATTTGTTTCATCTAAAATTAACTAACAATATTGTTTCGCATCATTATAAGTCATATTATAATCTTTCTATCGCTAAAATCTGTCCTTGTCTTACTGAGTTCTCTGGTTCAATCTCAATTACGTCAAAGATTTCCTTCTCATTAGGTTGAAAAACACTGTCTACTTTAAACTGTTTATATAATACCTTATCTCCTACCTTAATACCTTTAAGAAAAGGGTTACTATTATTCTCTGGTAAAGCAACTATTTCTCCCCAAAGATGAACTCCATTATCTCCATTAGCTGAATTTGATAAAGAAATACCATTTATAATGTGCTTATTTTCTAGTTTTCTCACCGTGAGGCGATTTCCGATTGGGATTAACATAAATCTAATTTAGACTCTATTTCGTCCTCAATGACACAGCCTGAGGTTAAGATAACATGACTTGCAAAACTAACTGAGTTCTCTATTACTGCTCTTGTTACTTTTGTAGAGTCTACAACTCCGCTCTCTGTTAAATCTTCAAACTTATCTGTTAAAGCGTTATAACCTTTCGTACCGTCTGATGGTTTATACTCTTTGCCTGAATTAACTGCTATTTGTCTAGGTATCTCTTCTAAGGCTTTCTTTAAGAGTTTAGACTGACACTTATTCGCTAATCGTTGATAAGTAACTCCTCCACCGGCAACAACTCCTTCTTCTATTGAAGCCTTACTTGCTTGGATAGCGTCCTCAATCCTTAAATATCGTTCACCCATTTCTATTTCTGTTATTCCTCCTGAGTGTATCTTGGCGATACCTGAACTTATTATATTAATACGTGTTTCTAATTCATCCTTATAAGATTTCTTACTTGCTTCATCTTTTTCTTTTTTAAGACCTTCAATGCGTTCCTCTAACTTTTTCTTATCACCGTTACCTCCTATAATCGTTGTAGTCTTCTTTGTCGCAATGACTTTTTTACAACTCCCTAAGACTTGTTCTGGTTCTGCAGTCCTTAGTTCAAATGCTTTATTAATTAATACTCCGCCGGTTGCTATGGCTACGTCCTCTAAATTACTAGGTGCTTCTACTACTAAATTCCAAAAGCCTACTGGTTGGTCTTGTTCTACCTTATTTTGCATAGCATTTACTAGGTTTTGTGCCATGAAGTTAAGTGCCTCGGCATTTACTGAAAGTTCTTTTGTGATTACGAATAGTCTAATATCTCTTATACTTTTATGTTCGTCCCCCATTTTCTTAGCCATTTTCTGTATAAAAGGAAGAATATCTATTTGGTCGTGTAACTTATCATCTAAGCATAAAACACGCATATCCTTATAAATTCCTTCCATTCTACGAGGATGATTAATAAATACTGTTGCCTCTTTAAATCCGTTCTTAAAGTGTATTCCTTTTATTATCTCGGTTTCAATACTCTTTTTATTACTTCCTTCTGGGATAGCGTTAAATCCTTTACCTAACTTCTCGTAAACTTCTTGCATAGCGTCTCCTATCTCTTTATCGTTATTACCTGCTATAAAAGCTACATTCTTAATCTGTTCTGATGTAGTAACTGGTTGTGATAATCTACCTAATTCCTCGTTAATTCCTTTTAAATCACCCATTAACTCATTCTTTATGTCTACAGGATTTCGTTCATCCTTAAAGCCAAGTTCAATTAACTTCTGACTTACTATCGCTGTACTTGTCGTTCCGTCTCCTGCTACCTCGTTAGTCTGACGGCAAATATCCTTCATCATCTCTACTCCTGTATTAACAACAGGGTCTTGGTCTTGGATATGATTAGCTATTTGAAAGCCATCATTCATTATTTGTGGCTGTAAACCTATATTTTTAACTACTACATCCCGTCCTTTAGGGCTTAGAGTAGTCTTTATAGTGTTCGCAACAAGGTCAATTCCTTTTTGTAGCTTATCTGTTGCTTTTTTCTCTAGTAATACATGTTTAATTCTCATAGTTCTCAGCGTTTAGCTGTATTAATTAATAAAAAAAAATAAAAAGCAGGTTAGTGCCTTTTTAAATATTCATTGTGCTTTCTGTTTTTAAATCTTTAAACATACTCCTTTTGTTAGTATATTTTTAAGATAACATATATACAAAAAAAGTCAAGTTTATTATTCTATAAAAAAAGTTTTAAATATCCATAAGATTATAATCCCAGTAAGTAAGATAGCTAGAAAGATTATTGGGTCAGTTTCAAACACTTAGTTTTCTTTTTAAAACACTAAATATTAAATATACACTACATATTCCAATGATAACCCACATTAATAAGTTGATGTTTATTAATAGATTATCTTCTTTAATTACTTGCCACCATTCTTTTTGAGGAATAATGGTTGTACCAGTGAAAGTCATATTTTCGTTAACATCTTTAAACATATATTTATATATCATTAAGGCGTTAATTCGCCTATTTTAATTATATCGTCTAAATCTAATTTACAATCAAGACAACTTTCTATACTAATACAACCACACTTCTCTTTTCTTTCTTTTTGTTCCTCTTTAATCTCTTTTATAAACTCTGCTTTTTGTTCTTTTAAAGCCTGTTTATATATAATTTCAAGTTCTAAAACTTTCATTGGGCTAGGTAGCTGTTTATTATAAACAACATTTGCTATATTTTCTCTTAAGATTTCTTCTATCATATTATTAAGTTAAATACTAATAAAAGATATAAATGCACCTGCAAAAGCCCAACCACTATTATATTCAAAACCAAAATACATACAGGTTATAAATACTATTACTAGGCATATATCTTTCATATTGTTTAAGTTATTAATTCAAACTTTTCTAAATCACTCCATCTTTTAGGACTACA